CGCAGAACTATTTGCGAAATCTGTGGAAGGTGAGGCTTATGATCTCGAGCAGTATGGACAGTACTTCAGACCAGCGGGCGTGGCTTACCAAGGTAAACCACAGGTGGCAGTACCAACAGCATCGGCTCCAGCGGCAACACCAGTGACAGAAGCGGCACCAGTAACTGCGGCACCTGTAACTGCAACTGCACCAGCACCACAACCTGAGGCGGCTCCGGCAACGGCGGCTCCGGCAGGCGACAGTGCCAAGAGAGCAGAAGACATCTTGAAGTTGATTAGATCAAGACAAGCAAAATAATCTGACATTTTACCAAGGCCCTAATATTGACGTTAGGGCCTAGGTATGCTAAAATAGATGACACAAAGGACAAAATTATGACAAAAGTATTCGACGCAACAAAATTTAGAAAAAGCATTACAAAGTCTATACAAGGACTAGGCATAGGATTCAGCGATCCAACAGACTGGATATCAACAGGAAATTACGCATTAAACTATTTGATGACAAGTGATTTCAATAAAGGAATTCCGTTAGGAAAAGTGACTGTACTTGCCGGTGAATCAGGAGCAGGAAAAAGTTACATAGCATCAGGTAATATAATCAAAAATGCACAAGAGCAAGGCATCTTTGTTATATTAATTGACACAGAGAATGCACTAGATGAAAAATGGTTACAAGCATTGAACGTCGACACTTCAGAAGACAAACTTTTAAAATTAAGTATGTCAATGGTTGATGATGTTGCAAAAACTGTTTCAGAGTTCATGAAAGGTTACAAGGAGCAACACGCGGACAACAAAGAAGGTGCACCTAAAGTATTATTTGTTATAGACAGTTTGGGCATGATGCTTACACCAACAGATGTTAATCAGTTTGAAGCAGGTGACATGAAAGGTGACTTGGGTAGAAAGCCTAAGGCTTTGACAGCACTTGTAAGGAATTGTGTAAACATGTTTGGTAGTTGGAATGTTGGACTTATAGCAACCAATCACACATACGCATCGCAAGATATGTTTGACCCAGATGACAAAATATCAGGCGGACAAGGATTTATCTATGCATCAAGTATTGTTGTTGCAATGAAGAAACTTAAACTAAAAGAGGACGAAGCAGGTAACAAAGTAAGTGACGTAAGAGGTATCAGAGCCGCTTGTAAAGTTATGAAGACTAGATATGCTAAACCGTTCGAAGGTGTACAGGTCAAAATCCCATATGAAACAGGAATGAATCCATACAGTGGATTAGTTGATCTTTTTGAGAAAAAGGGTCTATTGGTTCAACAGGGTAACAGACTGAAATACATCGACAAAGCAGGTAAAGAACATATCGAATTTAGAAAAGCATGGGTAGGTGATAAATTAGATATGATAATGGCAGAGTTCAAGGAAGAGGTACCTATAGAAGTAGAAGATACAGATGCCCCTATCGAAGTTGAAACAACAAAAACTAAAAAAGAAAAATAATGATAGACTTTGATCACGCTGATATTGAACGATTGTGGAACTCCATAGTGCATTATGTTCCTGAAAGACAGAAATTAGACTGTGCTATTGATTTCATTAAAAGCCTAGAAGACATAGGTGTAGAGCATGACGTACTCAAAGGATCTGCAGAGCTCGATCCCAAGTTAGAAGAAGCAATCTCAACTGTGTTCGAGGAAGACGAAGAGTCAGACGGATACGGCGAAGATGATTAATTGGTACAACGAAGTAAGCAGGAACCTAGACAAGATACCAGACTGCGTAGCATACTTTGACAAGGAATTGTTAGAGGCCAAGAAGCAGTGTAAAATCTATGGTAACCTGGAAAGGGCCAGTGCCGCACTGCCAGGCATAGTAGAAGAAAGATTCAGTCAACTGCAACAACTAGAAGCGATATTGGAGTATCTAAACATAGAGTTGAGGAGACTGAGATCAAAGACATTCAGGAAATATCTAGAAAACTACAACAGAGCGTTGTCAAGCAGAGACGCAGAGAAATACGTGGACGGTGAGGATGACGTAGTTGACATGGACAAGATCATTAATGACTTTGCACTAATTAGAAATCAATGGCTAGGCATTACCAAGGGACTGGACCAGAAACAATGGCAGATAACAAACATTGTTAAACTGAGAGTAGCAGGAATGGAAGATGCCGACATCAAATAGAATAATTCTCACAGACGTAGACGGCGTCCTTTTAGAATGGGAACATCACTTCACTAAATGGATGTTACAGAAAACATTGTTTGATGACCGGGGTGCTAGATATCACCCACACAAATTACTACCAGACAAACAGAACACATACGAAATGGCCGAACGTTTTGGGGTCACAAAAGATGAGATAAGGAAACTAATTAGAGAATTCAACAGGAGTGCATGGATGGGCACACAGAGACCTATGTTGGAATCACAGACCTGGATAAAACTGTTGGCGGCAGAGGGTTGGACATTCATTCCTATAACATCTCAGACGTCTGACATACCAGCACAACAATTACGTAAACGGAGATTGGGCGAACTGTTTGGGGATCATGTATTCACAAATTACCATATTCTAGGCACAGGTGCTGACAAAGACAGTGCATTAGCGGAGTTTCATGATACCGGACTATATTGGGTCGAGGACAAGCCTAACAACGCTGTAGCCGGGCTCAAATACGGTTTAAAGCCTATATTAATAGACCATCCATACAATCGAGACTTTGAACATCCAGATGTAATACGTGTAAGTAATTGGAAACAAATACACTCACTAGTACATGGAAAATAAACATTTTTGCATTAGACCTTTTAATAGTTTACATTTAAAAACAGACGGCACTATGGCAGTTTGTTGTGATAGTAGACCAAGCAAAACAGAATTTGCGGGAAAAACTGATTTTAATCTTAAAAAAGACTCCATAGAAGAATTTTGGAAAAGTGACTACAGGAAATTCCTCATAAAAAATTTTCATGAAGAAAGAAAACCAAAAGAATGCCAAAAATGTTGGGAAAAAGAAAACACCGGAGCAACAAGTCCAAGGCAATTTGCAAACAGACAATATAAGATATATGGAAACAAACCAGTCGAAGAATACCTAAAATTACTTAAGATAAAAGACCTAGAACATCCTGTTGACTATAATCTTAATATAACCAATTTGTGTAATCTGAAATGTTACATGTGTACTGGTGCAAGTAGCAGTAAACTACTTGTCGAGAACAATGATCTTGGTTTTGAAAATCTTGATCAAAAAGATTATGATTACGAAGAAAGCAAACTTTCTTATCTTATAGACCAAATTGAAAAAAACGACGTGACACAAGTAACCCTCCAGGGTGGAGAACCTTTGATGAATCCTAAAATCATATCGCTTCTTGAAAAATTAAGTGTAAAAAAAACAGCAAAAAAAATCACTATCTGGCTTACAACAAACGGAACCATGTACAACAAAAAACTTTTTGATTTATTAGGTGCTTTCCAGGAGGTAAAAATAATTTTCAGTATAGACGGAGTTAATAAAGTGAATGATTACTTGAGGTTTCCTAGTAATTTTTCACAAATAAAATCAAATTTTATAAACTATCTAAATCTACACAACGCTACATTCATGATAACCAATGTTGTACAAAATCTCAATCTTTTGTATGTGGACGATATTATTGAGTTTGCAAATACACACAACACCCATCTTCATCTACATATATTAACAGGACCTGAAGTTCTGCATTACAGTGTTCTACCATATTCTACAAGACGTAGAGCTTTAGAGAAACTACAAAACATTGACAAGAAAAAACTTGTACATGTAACTAATTTTTATCCATTGCTAGAAAATTTATCAGCAGACATTGATAAAGATACCAGCGATGAAATTGAGAAGTTCAAAGATATCATAAAAAAAAGAGATTCCTATAGGAAAACTAGTCTGTCAAATTTTATTCCCGAGTTGGCTACAGACTTAAATATTTGAAATGAAAATATACGTAGGGCACGACAGCAGAGAAGATATAGCATACCAAGTGTGTGAACATAGTATCAAGCGTAGAGA